GAATCACAGAAGGTTCTTGAAGCCCTTGATAATTATCTTGAGAGTAACCTGGACGAGCCGATGAAATGGCTTGTAAGGTTCTGGAAAGATCAGGCAGCGGTTATGCTGTATAAGGACTTGCGGGAGATTGTAATCGGAGAAGCGGATCCGCAGAGCCTGTTTGATCAATGGTTCTCAGATTATTCTGTCTTTCTTTCCTCGAAAATGACAGCATCATGGGAAAGCGCTTATTTTGCGGCGTGGAATTCAACAGCTGAATTTGTTGGCCTGGAAGAAAAGATTAGTTCAGAAATCTATGTGAGAGATTGGATTATAAATCGAACAGGTAACTTGATTACGAATGTCTGTAGTGATCAGGTGAATGCGGTCCGCTATTTGATTGCAGAAGCCCAGTCATTAGGTATGGGTAGCGATGAAACTGCTCGATATATCCGGCCAACGGTTGGCTTGACGGAGAGGCAGGCAGCAGCGAATCTGAGGCATTATAACAGTGTGAAGACTCAGTTGAGAGCAGATCATCCACGCATGAAAGAAGAATCTATTGAGAGAAAGGCCAGGACAGCGGCTGCGAAGTATGCTGAGCGACAACAGAGATATAGGGCTGAAACAATCGCCAGGACAGAGATTGCACAGGCATACAATGCGGGAGCAGATGCTTTCATCAGAGAAGCCATCCGGCATGATTTGATGCCGGAAATGAAGAAAGAATGGTCAACTGCTCTTGATGAGAGAGTGTGCAAAGAGTGCCAGGCTCTTGAGGGCGTACAGATTAGTATGGATGATAGTTTTGAGACACAGTCAGGAAGAAGGAATGTAACAGTATTATTGCCGCCATTGCATCCTCGGTGCAAATGCGCGGTCAAATATGTGGAGGCAACATATGAAATCGTTTAATGAAATCATGAAGATAAGAGATGAACCGGAATCGAAAGACATACCGGTTGAAAAAAGAAAATTTCAGATCAAGAAATCCGATGATGAAAAAATGCAGGCGTTCGGATGGGCCAATATTTCGATTACCGCAGATGGAGAAGTGCTGGAAGACCTGCAGCATGACATCATCGAACCAGAGGAACTGGAACAGGCGGCATACAAATTTGTTGATCTTTACCGGGAAGGTGGAGAGATGCATATAAGAGGCGGCGTTGCCAGACTGATTGAAAGTGCAGTATTTACAAAAGAAAAGATGGAAGCTATGGGTATTCCAGAGGGAACACTTCCAACGGGATGGTGGATTGGTTTTCAGGTAACAGATGCCGATGTATGGGAAAAGGTTAAAGATGGAACATACTCTATGTTTTCCATAGAGGGAGAAGCAAAGAGAGTAGAAGTGGAAGATGAAGAATCTGATCAATAGGCACCGGAAACGGTGCTTTTTTGATAAATAAAGCGAAAGGAGGGAATGACTTGGCGACAAAACTTGAAGGTCTGCATATAAAGAAAGTTGATTTTGTGGACCAGGGAGCTAACCAGATGGCAAATATTAAGATAAAGAAAAGCAAGGATGGGGAAGAAATTTCAAATCCAGAGGTAGGTCTTTTCAAACGATTTGTGAACTGGATTACGGGTGAATTGAGTAAGTCAGACTCAGAGATTACAAAATCAGCAACAACATTCAATGAACAGATCAACGCTGTCAGCATGGATGCAATCAGGGATGAAATCTGGTCTACTTGCTATGCACTGCAGAATTCACTGAACTCTATTCTGTGCGATGCAGAAATGGACAGTTCTGCGAAGCAGGCCGCAATGGAAACAAGCACAGAACAGTTTGCAGAAGCTATGAAAGGATATATCCCGAACTGGGCTTCTGGCACAGCGACGAATATCAGAAAGAATCTGGCTACACCAGATGAAACAGATCTTCAGATGGTTATGAAAGCACATAAGAATCTGACAGATATTATTGAAAAATCAAACGAAGATAATGAGAAAGGGGAATTGGAAGACATGCTTAAAATCAACAAGTCTAAAATGACCGCAGAAGAAAGAACTGCGTATGATGAACTTATCAAAAAATATGCAGTAGAAACAGAAGAACAGACAGAAGAACCGGTTGGAAAGAGTGCACCTAAAGCGGAGGATCCGGATATTGTAGATGATTCCGAAGTTACGAAAACTCAGAAGTCAGTAACACCGCCACCAGCAGCACCTACAACAGAGACAAGTGCAGACACCGGAGATGATATCTACAAAGGATTACATCCTGCTGTAAGAGCAAGATTAGAGGCTCTGGAAAAGAGAGCGGCAGAAGCAGAAGAAAGAGAGCTTCTTGATGTCGCAAAGAAATATGAGATCATCGGAGAAAAACCGGAGGAACTGGTTAAGACACTGAAATCTCTGAAAGCCGCTGGAGGGACTGCATACAACGACATGATTGGCATTCTCGACAGAAACATTGCTATGGTTGAGAAGTCTGGCGTATTTGGCGAAATTGGGAAGTCCTTCTCAGGCAATCCTGTAGCATCTATTAAGAAGTCTGCAGCAGAAAGTAAGATCGATACTATTGCAAAGGGATATATGGAAAAAGACTCTGCTCTGACATATAATGCAGCTCTTGCAAAAGCGTGGGAGGATCATCCAGAACTCTTGGATGAATATGAAGCAGAAGCGGGCTATTGAGAAAGGAGTGAAGAAAGATGGGTACAAACTTTAACGGAACAATGATTAACCAGTCTGTGACTATCGCAGAAAAGGCAGGAGCTGATATTGCAGATGTCCGCAATCTTATTCTGAAATATGATGAAGATGGAAATGTAGTGATCGCCGCAAACGGAACAGCACCCCTGCTCGGCTTATCTATTATCGAAGGTGGCTACAACGATATTTCTGGTGCTGAATCAGGAAAAGTAAAGAAAGGTGATGATCTTGAAATCCAGATCAAGGACATTGGCTATGCAATTGCGTCTGCGGAAATCAAAAAAGGACAGGAAGTCACAGCCACCACAGGTGGAAAGGCAGCAGTAGCTAAAGCGGGAGAGTACGTGATTGGTGTTGCCCTCAATTCTGTGTCTGCCGGAGGATACAGCAGAATCCAGATTGCAAAATATCAGAAAGCAAAAGCGTAAAGGAGGAATGTAAACATGAGAAATACAACAGCGGGAATTAAGGCTGAAATCGCAAAAGGCGTGTTCAGACCCCACACAGCACTTACTAACATGGCACTGGCTTATTACCAGAATGCCAGCAATTATTTCGCAAAAGCTCTTTTTCCAACCTGTCCGGTAGGTCTTTCTTCTGACAATTACTACATTTTTAGCAGAGAAGATCTCCTGAGAGATAACTGGCAGAGAAAACCGGCATATGGCAAAGTTGACCCGACAACAATTGGCGAAAGCACTGACAACTATGTCTGCAAAGTAGATCAGATGATTATGGGTATCGACCAGATTCGCCAGACCGACCTTTCCAGACGTCAGGGTCCATCTATCATTCAGCCTAAACAGCAGCGCACTAGAACAATTGCAGAACAGGCTAACATCCACCAGGACCGTTTGTTTGCAGCGAGCTATTTCAAAGAAGGAGCATGGAAGAACGAACTTGAGGGTGTTGATAACACCACTCCAAGCACAAACCAGTTCATTAAGTTCAGCAATGCAAATTCTGACCCTATTGCATTTATCGACAAAGAGAAGACCGACATGAACCAGCAGACAGGTCGCATGCCGAATCGTCTTGGTCTTGGTATTAATGTATTTAATGCTCTGAAAGTACATCCGGGCATCCTCGAAAGGGTTAAATACGGTGGAAGCACCGCAAATCCGGCATCTGTAACAGAGAATGTGCTTGCGCAGTTGTTTGGAGTTGAAAAGATTGTAGTGCTTAAATCCATTATGAACAGTGCAAGCATGGGCGCAGATGAAGAAATGCAGTATATCGGAGATCCGAACGCATTTCTACTGGCTTATGCAACTAACGCACCGAGTATCGATGAACCGTCTGCAGGTTATATCTTCACATGGGATATGCTCGGCAATGGACAGATGCTTCCGATCCTGAACTATCTTGGAGAGAATGGCACACATACTGAGTACATTGAAGGTCTTATGGCGACAGATATGAAGAAGACATCTGACGATCTTGCAAGATTTTATAAAGCTGCAGTTTAAGGAGGAACCTATGAAACTTGTTGCAAACAAGCCATGCAATCTGAATGGAAAGAAATATTTCATCGGTGAAGAAGTCCCGGTTGAAGAAGTGGTTGATTACGCCAGTTTAGTAAAGATGGGGCTGTTATCAGTGATTCATGACGCTGTTCCGGAGGATAATCTTGAAGAATGTGTTGCTATGGTAGGAGAGGTAAGCTTTTCTATTCCAATTGTCAAAGGTCACGAGACGATTGATTTGGACGTTACAGAGCCTCAGATGCAGGATGCAGTAAAAACTATGCAGATGAGTGCAGATGCTGCTGTAGCTCATATTAGAGGGAATATTGAGGACGATACAACGCTTATTATCATCAATGCTCTTGACTCCAGAGCAACCGTAAAAAAAGCAGCAGAGTCAAAAGCCAAAAATCTCATTGAACAGGAAGAAAGTAAAGGTGATGCCTGATGGCAGGAACTTATACATATGAACCTGCCATGATCACATCGTATGGGAAAGATCGAATGAGGTTTGAACTTGGAGATGTGATGGTAGATGGAAAAGAGAGAACTTGTGCATTGTCAGACGAGGAATACATCGTTTTGTGTGATGATGTTCAGTCTGCGAAAGATTGGAAACGGGCAAAATTAAAGTGCCTTGAAAGTATATTTCGCAGGTTTTCTTTTGAACCTGATACAACAGTTGGCCCTACCTCATTCAAATTTGGTGATAGGGCTAAATTGTGGCAGGAAGAATATGAGAAGCTGAAGAAAGACCTGAAACTTGCTTCTGTATCCCCATCGGCTATTCTGATGAATGCCGGAGATACAAGCAAACAGCCAGTGCCATATTTCTACAACGGAATGATGAGCCATGAAGAAAGTGATGGTGTAGATATATGATTAGTCCATTTGGCTTGATGTATCTAAGACCGGGAAATTTATGGACAGATTTTGTGGTAAGACGAAAGAGCATTCGCAACATACTCGGACATCCTGTGTCAGATTTTGAAGCGAAAGGCGAGATATCAGGAATACTTGCTGAAGCATCTACACATGAATCTGACCGAATGAAACACAGGTGGGATCAGGAACAGCATTCCTTAACCCACACTCTTGTTATCCGAGATTCTGCAAATGTAAAGCAGGGAGACTATCTAACTACCGCAGGAAGAACCTTCCTCGTTCTCTTGTGTGAGGATCCCGGAAACCTTGGAGCAACTGGCTTAATATATCTTGAAGAAAGGAATGATCTGAAATGACGCCTGCCGAAGCAGCAGAAGCAGTAAAAGTTCAAGTTCAAACAGACAAGGAACGGATAGAGCAGCAGGTGATCGCAAGATATCCAAGGGCTTCAAATGCCCTTAGAAATGCTGCATTATCTGTACTGGCAAATCCAAGCCCGTCAGCTCCGGGCAGTCCACCGGGTGTTCGGAGCGGACATTTAAAAAATAACTGGCATATGAGCGGCGGTGCGGTATGCATTACTTCAGGTATGGGATATGCTGGCTATCTGGAACATGGTACCAGAAAGATGGCGGCCCGTCCTTTTGTTGACAAAATACAGCAGACGGCATTACCGAATGTTATGGCTATATTTGCAGAAATCGGAGGTTGATATGCTTATTGATCACATTGAACGAGCAGAATTTAATGCGGAGGAAATGCGAAGAGGAACTCTCGTCTTTGCAAAACATAAAACATGGAAAGAGGGAATCTCAGGTATTGTTTATCGCGCTTCTGCGGAACAGATTACAGTAATGTATCCGAATTCTCTGACAAATACCCAAAATCATTTTTTTATACCAGTTTCAGAAGTTTATAAAAATGAGTGGGAAATAAGATATTCGGGCGATGGTCTTCGTACTGTTCAGGAATACAAGGAGGCTGCGGATGAATCTTAGCGAACTGATTTTTAAACGTCTTTCTGCAGACGAAAATTTGCAGACAATGCTTGCTACATATGCCGGAGCACCTGCAATATTTGATTCTGAGTTTCCGGCAGACCAGCAGGAAGGATGGGAAGGAGCCACGCAGTATCCGAGGATATGCTACCGTATCGATATGCAGGTCAATCAGGAACGATCATCGGCGGGAACCTTGTATGTTGCAATGTATACGGATAAAACCAGTACGATAATTGAAGATATTGAAACAGCTGTGAAGCACTGTCTTCAGGACGTCCTGATGAAGCCGGCAGGAGAAGCACCGTTTTGCGTGGCGTGGGCGCGCACAGAATCGTATGCGATTGAGGGAAAAGAGGTGTGGTGCAAAGAAATGGCATTTGACATCCTCGAATACCCCGAACAGTTCAGCACGGATCCTGATCCGGTTCTTGCGGTAGCTGCGTATATCAAAAAGATATTTCCAGAGACAACAGTGCTTGGCATAGACAATGTTGGAGATTTTGTCGAAACATCAAGAACTCCCGTGTTCTATTGCAGATTGGCAAATATACAGCATACGACAGGGCATTGTATGAATACGATTTCATGGTTTGTAGGGAAGATTGCTGTACATTTGATTTATCCGG